CGTCCACTACTCCAGCATCCTTGAGAATATCTACACCAATGCCGACCAATCCACGCATATCCATACTTCCTTGGTTCTGCATGTTCGTTGCACTTTGCATTGCTTGTAAGGTCGAGGCATTCGGAAAAAGGGTTAGACCACCTTGCTGTGCTCGGTTCATAAGTGCAGTTTCATACTGCTTGGCAAGATTGGTTTGCAAGTTGCTGGCAAAGTCCGTTGCGCCAGTGCCAGAACCACGAATGGCTCCAGTCTCCGGATCAATATTCCAAGTTTGACCTAATTGTGATTGCTTGGCACGAACGGCCCGATTCATCTCATCAATTTGCATTCGCGCCAGAGGGCTAGACATATACGAACTAGGATCGTTAAGCATTCGAAGATAATCTTGCGTGGCAGCTTCACGTCCAGGATGAAAGGGATTACCTTGCACCATAGCTTGTTTCGCTGCGTCCACCATATCATCAGCGCGCTGATTCTGCTTGATAGTGTTGTAAATACCTGAACCATATTTGATTAAATCTGGAATTGCTGGCATTGTAAAGCCTCCTCCTGTGCCTGCTCCCATTGATGCTATTCCTCCCGCAGCAGCGGGAGTTATTGCTGTCATTCCTGTTCCCAATGAGGTGGTTCCGAGAGCACCACCAGCACCAACTGCTGGGGCTCCGGCTACTGGTGCTGTGCCAAACAAAGGCGCAGCCCCAAATGAGCCTGCTGAACCTGCGCCAGTAGCAGCACCAGCTTCAGCTATACCTGCGCCACCAGTCGGGGCACTAAAAAGAGGTGCAGCTCCCGCAGCTCCGGCTTCGGCAGCACCGGTTCCTGCAGCCATTGGCCCATACCCAGCCACCCCTGCGAGGCCTCCTGCGGTTAAAGCAGCCGCCCCTATTACCGGAGCATTAGTCAGGAGTTGATTGAGAAACCCACCACTATTCCCAGTATATGATGCTCCCTGAGCACTATTAAAGACATCTGTGGGAGCAATATATCCATATTTAGGATCATAAGTAATGTGTGGTTGCAGTTGATCCCATGCCCGCCATTGTTGAAATCCAGAAGGATCGCTGCCTAGTCTACGGTAATTGGTGCCATTGATATCAACATTCAGGAAATTTGGAGTTTGGCCTTCTTCATTCATTCTTCGGAACATGGATTGAGTAGCCAGTTTACCCCCACCTTGGTCGTCCCCACGCTGAGGCTGCCGGGCAAGCACAGATTGCTTCCAGGATTGCATTTGAGAATTGGCACTTCCTGCTGTTCCCCACGGATTTAATCCATATTCAAAAGCCATAATATTTACCTTTTATTTTCCAACTCAAAATCCGAAATAATCCCTTTGTCAATCAAAAGAAGTATTAAAGCATCGGCGCGTGCTCTCTTAGGCGAAGCAATGAAAGATTGTTCATATTCTAAAATATCAGGATGATTTTCTGGCAATTCCTCTTCGGCATATCCTGGTTGTTTTTTAACACAATAGCCAGTTACTTTTCGAGTAATTGGATCACGAATTACAAACTTTGTTATCATAATATTTTAATCCTTAATCATCAAATTTACCGCGATAATCGGTCCATCCCAAAGTTAAAATACGAAGTGATGTATTTGCTTCACTCGCATTATTACGTGACCGAATCTGCGCACTAGTATTTGTCGGAATATCTGCTTGTCCTTTCCCAATATGAGTTGTTCCAGTTGCATCTGTAGCGACACCTGCCTGAGAAATATTAACATCGGAAGCCGTATCAGTTTGATCCAAACTGGTGAGCAATACTGTGCGCGTCACACTAGTTACAATAGTTGAAATTGTAGCCGTAACATGTGCAATATTTATAACGCCAGTAGGCAAACTTAATGTGCGAGTTACAGCAGATGTCCCAGGGTTACTTTGAGTAATATCCACAAGGGGGATACTTCGCAAAAATAAATCTCCATATTGATTAAATAATACAATTGCTGCACTTTCCCTCATAATAGAACCAATGCGTCGCTTGTAATCATAATTCGTGGGCATGGTTGGTGCAGTTGGTGAAGTGGATGCCAGAATATCTACTACGCCGGTATCTGATCTCATAATAATGAAGATATGATAAGTCGTATCAGCAATTGCTCCTGTATCAAGCATGCCTTGATTTGTGCCTACTACCCAGGAGGCATCGAGTTGTTTTGTAAGGCCAGAAGCTAAAACCAAACTTTTAGCGCCTGTACTGTCATGTGCAATCCCGGCGGCAATATCAATATCATTCGTAGGGTCAGTCCCATTGTTTGACAACTCAAGCCCAACTAGGTGCCCACGAGGTGCTCCATTCAATTTGCCAGTCAGCGTCAAATTAACAATGCCAGTTACATTTTCATCATCGTCAACAAGAATTGCTGAATTTTGTAATGCACCTCCAGTGCCATCAAAGCGTGCAATTGCATTATCTGTGGATGATCCTGGAGCTAGTGAGTTGACACGCTCAGTGCCAGCATCATCTTTGGTATATAACAATCCATCAGATTTAAAATAGACTACTACTTTCCCTGTTCCTGGAGTAGTTGGGGCAGTAGTTTGTTCTGTAAATAAAAGATGACTCATAATATTGCTAAGATGCCTCCATCTTCAAGTTCGACAGCGCCCTCTAAAATTAACTGATCTGCAACAAAAAATTGTTCATTTGAGTGCACGATAATTTTTTCAGAGCTTGCTATGACATAACGCACAATAGCCCCACCACCAACTTGCTCTGCACTTATTGGAGTATATAGATTAGGAGCTTGACGAAGTTTAGTATATAACTTTGTAACTGGAGCTTCTAAGAGATCAAAGGATTCCATTAACCGTCTCCGATATCCAACATGAGTGACATCTTTTGCAATCGAAGTGCAGCATTCTGAGTGTAGTCCAGCTTATAGGCCCTCTGGAAGAACATTCCACCTTCCGGCAAATACTTCCGAGAACCGGTTACGTCCATTGAGCGTGCCGTATTGAACGTCGTGAAGTCATCGTCGGCTTCTGAGACATCAATGGTTCCTGTCGTGTTATCGCCCAGTAGCCATAGGCCAGACTGAAACTTTGCCAGAGGTGTGCCAAAATCGTAGTTATCTGTCTGAATCGTAACTGTGAATGTGGTGCCGTTGTCTTGGTAGGTTGTCGGATTCAGGGTATAGATTCGGCCGTTCGCCACGTCCTGCACGTAAACAACACCGTTCAGTGATGTAGCAGAACTTCCAGCGAACTGGGTCGCATGTGAGGCTCCGGCAGTCCACTCTGTCCACATACCACATGATAGGTCATACACAAAGGTCCGAGCAGTCGAGGAGAGGCGTAGAACGTAGATCAAGTGTCCAGCCACATTCTCCATCCAAGCGGTGGCGCTGCTGATGCTGCTGCCCTCAGCATTCAGAATCCGCTCAATGGCTGGAGTCGAAACTCGCATACCCTTGCGCGAAGATTCAATAACCCATACCTGACGTCCGCCGCTTCCCTGTCCAGGAGCTTCGGCAACCCACATCACCGTATCGCCTGCCCACGCCAAGGTATTCTTGGACGAAAGTCCAAGAGTCAGGGAGTTTTGGTCGATTCGTAGGAACGGAGAATTTGCCGTTCCATTGTTAAAGAAGAACTCAATGCTGTGCTTGCCCATGGCCATGATCTGGTCCTTGAGACGCACGATGGCTTCAAGGCCATCCCCATACATTCCGGCACTGATGACGTTGGAGGCAGTCCAGTTATCGAAGTCATCAGGCTCCGTATTCCAAATTTCGCCATCAGACTGAGCTTGCACAATGTAGTCATCAAAGAAGATGACTGGGCCAAGATTGCTGGCCGGATACTGAGCGTCGTCGTTCTCATCAATTTGAACAATCGCATCATTCGTAGCGATGTGATAATTATCAGTTCCGTCGCTTATTACTAGAATTTGTTCAGAAGATGTGGCTGCCGTCTCCGCAAACCAGCATCGACCTGTAGATGCCGCCAAGGTTACTCCCAGGTCAGAGGTTCCACTGTAAATCTTATTATCGAAGACACTGTAGAGTTTGCTATTCGCGCCCCATCCATAGATTCCACGACCGGCCGCACTCCCGGCAGGAGGTTGCGTGGATTGGGCCAATCCCGGCCGCTTGATGGTCATCAACGATTTGCCACCTGTCAGCGGATTGGAATACGGCTCAAACAGCACATTAATATACCGCTGATCGAGTGTCGCGGTTGTGCCTCGTGAGAGATGCGTTCCGGCCAACGGAATATCAATCGTTGGCGGGAAGTTTTGCTGCTTGCCGGCGTCGGCCATTAGCGTCCCGTTCTATTAGGCGTAAAGTAAACAGACCCTTCTTCTTGCCCGAAGGCTCCTACACGCTGACGTTCCAGCTCCGCGAGTTGTCCGATCATGCTCAATTTGCGCTGTGGCACACTGTTTTCCAAACCCAGGATGAGCGCCAATTGGAGAATAATGAGTTGCTCATACTCTTGAGGGAAGTCCAGATTGTCTGTCGCATTATCCATGTCCTCAAACGGACGCTGAAACCAAATGCGGATCGTCTGCTTGCCATTGTCAAAGCGTGGATAGAAATTCAGCGTGCTGGTCAATACACCATGGTCAAGCCAGATTGTATGTGGAGGACCTTCTGTCGTCTTATTCGATAGACGAACGAATTCATCCCGAGACACTATATTGATCGGGACTTCAGTATCCGTCGAATAATCATACCGCTGGGCCTGAATGATCTTAAGAGGCCGCACGGTCTTGGTAGTATAGGTATAGACTTGATTATCTACTGACGCAGCGGCATCTGTGGCCGTGGTCAGGGTAACGGTTGAGCCGCTGGGCGCACCGTTAATCGTCGTCCAGTGCACAGTGCCGTCATCCATCTCGATGCCAATTGAATCGCCACTGGTCATGCCAGTGATGGAATCAACAGTAATCGTGCTCGCGCCACTGGCGACTGCTGCCGACAATTCCGTGTTGACAAAGGTAGTCGCAGCATGTCCACCGCTGGGGCCGAGCACAACTGTATTGACATCCTCAATTGGAAAGACCGAAGATTGCCGGATTGCCCAAAGGGGCATTCCGTCTACGGCCAAGGCCTTAACAATGCCGTTAAGAGCTAAGGCTCCGGTCGTAAGCTGATTCGCCGAAGCACTGACTCCCTCACGCAAAACACTGCATTTGCGCAATGCCGATTCAATAACCTGAGTTCGAGTGTGCTGGAAATCAACCGAGCCAGAGGTTGCCATTTACTTCCCCTTCTTACGATTTTCAAACCACTGATAAATCCGAAGGCACATATAAATTGCTGCGGGGATAGCCAGAAATACGTTGACCCATTCCAGGGCACCGGCAAGACTTAAGAGTCCAGCCGACGCATCTGCTGACGTTTTAAGAAGGTTATTCATATTAAGTTTCAGTTCCATATCGAATCGTTATGAGCAGGCGATCTCCTTCGCTGAACGTCTGAGGCACAGTATCACTCCACTGTGCATTCGTGTCATTGTCGGTGACATTCCCGGAGGATGCATCGGCTGCAATGCTTAACGTCCCTCTATATAATTTGTTTTTGGCAATGAGTTCGGCGTGCCCGGTGCTCACATTGCCACCATTTGTCACTGGTAATGTGACAGTCCAGGCTCCCGAATTGAAGGTGGTCGTGCTGCCTACGACCAAATACAGAGTAAAGGAAATGACAGAATTGCTGGATGAATCCATGAAGACGCGATACGCCGTTGTAAGCGTTCCATCGCCGAGGGCATCCACAAGTCCGACACTACCGCCGGACAAAGCTCCGTCATTATCTGGTCTTACAAAGGGAAGTAGGTTGTTCTCTTTCACTGCCCGAACAAACTCCTGGGGATGTCTGGTTTCAAAGTCTTCACGACAGACCATTGCCCCATCCCACCGTCTTTGCAGTTGTGAGGCTTTATACTTTAATCCACAAACATCACAAATGGCATTATAGCTACCCTTGCCTCCGACTAGATTACGCGACATTATCCTAATCCCCCAAGTTTGGAATTTTCAGTATTAAGATGCCGGGCGTAAAGAAATGGTTGCTGCTACCCAAGCGTCAGTTCCGGTTCCGGTGAACGCTGCGGGGTTTTCCGGAGTGCTGGCGGTCATGCCTGATCGGGACGCCATCATTCCGGTAGAAGTCGTGCCTGCCGCTCCACCAGCCGCAATCCATGAGAGATTGGAATAATCAGTCGGAGCAGTTATTCCTGTCCCGTTGTCATCATCCAGCGCCCCTGCTGAAAGCACCCACGCCCCCGTCGTTGCCGGAGTGATCGAGCCGCTATTGGGCAAGCCACTCGCCCCGGTTGCGCGCACGACCGTAACTCCGTCCTCCGGCGTCGTGGTGTCCATGCCCCGGAAGCCTTGAGCCACCACCGTCGTTGGCGCTCCAGTGTTGCCCGTGAACTGGAACGTCGTATCAGGCGAGGCTCCCATGACCTTACGCCAGATTTTGCAGGACGGAGAGCCCTGTGAAGCAGGCGCGTATACTTCGGTCCAGCCGGCAGATACGATTGTAGGTGTCCCAGTGTCGGAAGTGAGCTGAACATAAACTACGTCATTCTGCTGATAGCTCGCCAGATTGTGAGTCTTAGTTCCAGAACCAGCAGCAAATGCTTCCGTTGAATCGTCAACGAACGAAATTCCGCCCCCGCCAGCGGCGGTAGGAACTCGCCCCACACCCAATAATTGTGTGAACCCAACCATGATTACTCCGCTGCCACGAAGCCTTGCAGATTAAAGTAAGTCGAACTGCCAGTTGTAATATTTGCAACGTTAACAGCAGTATTGGCAGTCCCTCTCAAGGGAGGATCAAATCTTGCACTACAACCACCTCCGGTCTGCTCTGCCCACCCACGCCAGAGAACTGTCGAACCATCTTTAATAACGACCTCAGTGCCTACGGTATCATGTCCATTGAATACTTGAACCCCAGTGATATAATTGCGAATCCCTGCTCCAGCAGCAGCTTTAGCTTCATCGTCAGCAGTATCTGTAACGGCGGCAGGTGAGGCATAAGTCCAACTTGATGCAGGAATTGAATAAGGTATCTGCACCTGTTTGCCAAGCATTGTCGCAAGAGGTCTAGTTAAATCGCCCGTTGTGCTAACTGCGGTCGGTTCCGTATTGCGGGCCTCAAGGCCGATTAGGATAGGATTGCCAGCGACGGCAGCATCATGTGCCACATCGCCCACAACTTCGTTTGTATTCGTTCCAGCAGCAAGCGTCACATTGGGCATCGTCACAATATCGACATTGCCAATATTGTTGTCTCCAGCAGCAATAGTGAGCACATCCACATCACCGATATTATTAGTGCCTGCGGCCAAATTGGCTGTTACTGTTCCATCAACAGTAAGAGCACCGCCGTTGTCATCAACAGAAACTACTCCTGTTGAGTCACTTGCCAATGTAACACGCAAAGCGGTAGCTTCTACCCCTCCACCAACAACTGAGAGAGCCGCATTATCAACGGTAAGAGAACCGGCATTATCAGTGACGGGGACTGCTGTGCCTGATGCATCAACAGTTACCGTTCCAGTTACCGTGACATCATTATTGGCTCCAAGATTGACAAGCAGACCATCCGTAGCTGAACCTGGAATTAATGCACCACCTCCTGAAGCCGAACCAACAAGTCCTACAACTGCTCTCGTGTCCGTTCCCGCGCCGGTGTCTAAGTCAGCAGTAGTCAATTCTGTATCAACTGCTCCAGAAATGGAGACAGTGCCATCAACAGTCAAAGAACCTGAGTTATCAGTAACCGGCCATGGACCAGTGCCAGCATCTGCCGTAACAGTGCCGTCGACTGTGAGACTATTGCCGCCATCTTGCACAGGCAATGCTCCCGCACCCGCCGCTACACGAGTCTGGGTATTGTCAGCCCCCCATGCTACTTTTGCATAAGGCCAATGCGCGGTGCCATCATCGTCCGTAGCGAAGGTTGCACCACCCGCTCCTGCATTTGCAGTAACATTATCTGCCATACTTATCTCCTACTTCTAACACGCCGGCGGCGTCGATTCATTTGCACAGACGAAACCACGCGAGTGACAACAATTGTGCCACTGACTGATGCACCGTTAAAAAAACTAAATAATGCCAAATGCGTTAAAAGCACTTGGATTAGTCTTTCTTGCGAAGATATAGAGTAATGGAACCCTCATCGCCAGCATCCGTGGCTAGCGTAGTGGCCACGATATCTCCAGTGCCTCCGGTTGAATTGGGATCAACGAAACCTGGAAATCTCCCAGAATCCGTATAATCTTTAAATCCGGTGCCAGTTAAAACTGCGATTTCATCATCGGTCGTATGTTCAAATTCTACAAGAACTTTAAATGCATCCAGTTCCCATTCAATTTTCTCGATAACCCAACGTCCGACAGTGCTCCCGTCTGGCCCAGTATATGCACTCTTGTCAGCCAAAACAAGATCGGCAGCTTCTGTTCCGTCAATTGTAAAAACGGACGAAATGACTATTCTTTTCGGTGTTTCAAAAATGACCGTGTTAGCAACTGTATCAGCCATTATAATACTCCTCGCAAAGCTTCCAATGCTTTTCTCTTATTTGCCAAATCGGCATGCTGAGCTTCCAATTCTGCGCGGCGATGAGCTAATTGTTGTTCTTTTTTCTGCATCTCAACCAAGTGTTTTTCAAATTCTGCCCTAGCAGACTGATGTTCTTGGAGTGCAGCACGAAGTTGTCTTTCTCGATCTCCTAACCGTGCTTCTTGCCCTTGCAGTCTTGATTTTTCTGCTTCTACCTCAGCCAGCAATTTAGCTTGTTGTTTCTTAAACTCACTTTGTAGTTCTCGTTTTTGTATTTCGGCTTGCTCGCGTAGATGCTGAGCTTGTTCCAACACTGACTGAGCTTCTTCAGCAGTTTTGGCAATTCCCAATGACGCATCAATGCGCGTTTGCAACGCCTGCAATTCCTGGAACTTTTTCAGATATGCTGCATCATCGCGCATCTCTGTCAAGAGCCAGAGGAATTCATCCACAGTCATTCTACGCATAGTCTATCCTTTGAAAAGGCAGGGGATTGCTCCCCTGCCAATTATTATTACGCGTTGTTATAAACCGCACCACCACCAACGAGGCCGAAAGAATCGGCTTCACCAGCGACATACAGTTCAAATGCATGAGCACCGGTCCAGTTAAATCCGGCAGTAACTGCGCCTGCCGTATCAATTGAGGACAGATACACATTCGAAATAACACCACTATTGTCGGCCTGATCTGAAATAATGAACAAGGCACCGTCAACGTTGCTACGCATTGCGACATCATGAATCCACGTATTGGTAACTGCACCAGTTGCATTGATTAGTGCCGCTGCAGCGGTTTGCGCCACATTAGCCGCGAAGTAACTATCTTTGATATGCAATTTGCTAAGTGCCACCATATTTAGGCAATTATCATTCGCAGCATCTCCGCCGATGAAACGACAATCTGAAATATAGACATCACTTGCACCAGTTGCAAAGTCAAGAACAATTACCCAGTTCAAGTTGGTTGCATCTTCCTTGAACTCACAATGCTCAAAGGTTACTCCTTCCACTGCACTGACATCAAACATGATCGCCACATCAGCAAACTTGGCATTGAATATCAGATTCGAAAAGCTGCAATTGGCAGCAGAAATAACCCAGGTTGCCGTATCTGCTGTCGTCCAATTGAACGTCGGCCGAAGCGAACCACTGCCCAGACCCACAATTGCAACTCCCGCCACATCGGAGGTAATTGCACTTGCGGCTGTCAGGTTTTCAGAGTGGCCCGGCATAACCATAATCACGTCACCACGGCTGGCCGTGCATTGGCCAATTGCATAATCTACCGTCGAGAAAGGCCGCAGATACGACCCATCATTACCGTTAGACCCGCCAATTCCGCCAGCAGGAAGAACCGAGGAATTATTTACCCAGAACACCCGACCAGGGTGAACTTGGTTGATCGGGAGTCCACGAATAAGAACGCCGTTTGTGAAGCCCTGACCATATTGAGAAATTCTTTGTGCTTTTGCCATTTAACTCTCCTAAAAGGAAAAGGAGGGAGCGGATGGCTCCGCCCCCTCACAAGTTGATTTACGCTCCGGGAGACCCGAAGATACCGCGAGGATCAGTCCAACCGAACGCACAACGGAAAGTAGCCTTATACTTAGCATTGTCCGTATCAAAGTCGTCGTCCATATCAAACGTGTCGTCGCGCCGCACGAAATACTTCATGCCATCGCGCACATTCGTCCGAATGAACCAAGCATCAGTATCCGTCAGGTAGTGATTGATCTTCACTCCCTTCGGGAACTTGCCACGAACCACGTTCACAGTGTTGTTGGCAGTGCCAACTTCCTGTGTGGTCCGCATGATCTTCTCTGCTTCCGCCCAGAGGTCAACCGGGATAATGAGAGCTTGCGGGAGAACCGCAATGTTCAAACTCCGGTCATTCTTGAGTTTCATCAGGTCGATCACAGCTTGTTCAAGTGACGCTTCGGAAAGGTCCGCAGCAGTCGAAAGTTCATTCGCATACGTCCCGCCAGCGATATTGACGTGAGCGGTTGAGCAAAGCTCAAGGCCGTCCCCGCCAGTGTAGCTGGAATTGAACGCACGGTCGTAAACTTGCGCGCCGAGAATTTCCTTCGTTTGACGAATCGAGAAGGCCAGACCGCGCCCGCCCTTTTCCATCGCCACATCATATTGATCGTCTTCGATCATTTCCTTGGTGATCTGGAAACCCAGACCGTAGGTAATCATGGTGTAGCGAGACGTGAAGCCCTGACGGTTGGTATCGTAAGAAATCGGCTCGCCTTGACCCTTAGTCTGGAACAGACCAAAGCCAGAGGTGCCAACGTCCTCTTCCCAAGCCTTACGACTTCTAAACGTGTCGAACAAATCGGTGTATTCCACCGGATGTTCTTTATACTCTTGACCGAAGAACTTGTTAACCCCCGGCCACATTGCCTTCATCCAAAGACCAGTATTAATAGCCATGTGATTATCTCCTTAATTACGCGATACCGGTCGCCGACAGGTTGGAATGTTCAATGAACTTAACTTCCCAACGAGCATTAGCGCCCAATGCGTTGTCAGGACGATTCACGAGCTTCAACAGGCGGACTGTGAGCGTGGTCGTCACGGGTGTAACAGTTGTATCGAGTTCAACTTGAGACGTGCCGGTAGTCGTATTCGGCGCAGTCATCAGAAGGTCGGTGTTCAGACCTACCATATCCGCCGTATACGCCGTGCCACCATCACTCTCTTGCACTTCAAAAACGATGTCAGGATCATCCGCGACCATCAAGATACCCGACGTGGACGCCGGGAGATGGTTTGTGCTCAGCGCATTGGGATTGGGAAGCACCCCAACCACAACACCGGCCGCCAGCGCATCAGAAGCAACGAAACGTGTCACAGTCGGCATTGTGTGCACGGGAATTCCAAAATAAGTAGTTCCCACTGCCACCATATTGCCCAACAGAGTCACAACGTCACCAACTGCGATAGCAGCCGAGGCATCGGCCGCATCCACATAATACAGATTGTGAGCGCCGCTATACGGTTTCCCGCTGACATACCTCTTGGGCATCAGCCCATTTGGTCTATCTACGTTAGCCATAACATACTCCTATTTTAAGGTTAAAAGACTTGC